ACACTAATATGAAAACAAACACAATCAAACTTTACTAATTACAATATGAAAATCATAAAATACGATATTATCTACGCTTTGATCATTGGGGTAGGGGCTGGTGCGGCTTTTTATGGCGCATGCTTCTTTGAGGGTATATTGAGCTATGGATGTAGGTTCTTTTTTGGTCTACTGGCGGGCTTCCTCACTATATGGTCCTTTCAGGTGATGGTGGATTTTTACGAAAACAAATAACAGATTATTAGAAACAATGACAGAAATAGAAATTATTAGAGACTTGCTAGAAATTATTAACAGCCACGCTGGTGATTGGAATGTTGACGGCGACTGCGACGCTGACGAGGCAATCGAACAAGCGGAAACCGCTCTAAAGAGAGCAGGTTACAGATTGGACGGACTCACGGGAACGGAGTGGCTTTATGAAGGATAACAGCCAAGGCAGTATCTCCATTTAGAACAGATTATTAGAAACAATTTGAATTATGAAAACACAAGAAAAAGAACAAATCAAAGGACTCACCAGCTACAAGCGTAACATCGTCGAAAAGGTGTGCTCGCTAGTAGCCGCTGAGTTTTCAATCGAGGAGGATGACCTTTTTGTAAAATCCAGAGCTTGTCAATACTCGGTCCCGAGATCCATTGCGGCTTCACTCCTGCACAAGAGCTTCGGGATACAGCAGCAGATCCTTGCGGATTATTTTGGGTATGTCTCACACAGCAGTGTCCCACATGCGGTCAGGTCGCTCGACCGTAGGATCAATACGGAACCTGAGTTGAGATACATCATCCAGAACATCCTGCGGAATGTGGCAGATGAAATTAAACCTAATCAAAGAGCATGAATAACCAACCAGACCACCAAAGCAGAGGTCACGCGGAGTTCTCTCCGTCGAGCCTAAAGTATGTAGCCGCCTGTGCTGGCTACCAAGGCCGAGACGGCACGTCACCCGCCGCTGAGATGGGGACAAGAATCCATGAGGCTCTTGAAATCTTTGATCCTTCTGCCCTACACACTGAGCAGGAGCATGAGATCTATGAGCAGATCGTCGAGATGGAGAAGGACTTCATGAGTAACTTCGATGAGGTCGCGGAAGAGCTTAACGAGATCCAAGTGGAGGTCACCTTAGATGGCACTGAAACATGGGGAACCTGTGACCGATTCTTGATCCTTAAAGGCGGCGACCGTGCGGTCATGGCCGACTACAAAACCGGAATCAGTATCATCGACCCGCCGGAAAAGAACTGGCAAGCCAAAGCCTACACGACCGGAGCGTTCCAGAAGTATCCCGACATCAAGGAGATCGTTTTCGCGTTCTACGTTCCGCAGCACAATGCGACGCTGCACCACACGTTTACGCGAGATGACCTACCCACTCTGGTCGATGACCTAAGCCGAGTCATCAAGGCTGGCGAAGAAGTCAGACCGAAGTGGGAGTCAGGCACGCCAGAGTTAGAGGAATGCACCCCGACTCAGTATTGCCGATTCTGTAGGCACGAAGATACGTGTCCTGCGTTAGGCGGTCTCGTTATCAGCGTAGCCAAGAAACTTGATACCACGTTGCCAGACATCGACCCGACTGACGTGGACAATCCGGCCAGACTCTCTGAGCTATTCAACATCGCGAAGATCGTGGAGAACTGGTCGATGTCGATTAAACGTAAAACACTCAACGCTCTTAAAGACGGTCAACAGCTTGACGGCCTTAAACTCCGCTCGATGGGGCGGACCCGAAAAATCTCCGATAATGCGACTTTTGTAAAAATCGCAAAAAAATATGGAATTGATCTGGACACGCTGCTGGATCAGGTTAAGTTCCCACTCGCCAAGGTTGCTAAGAAAGCAGGAGCCGACAGCAGACAAACTTTCCTCGACGAATGCGAAGACGCAGGAATCGTAGAAACATCCGACGAGCGGCACAGTGTCGCGACTCAATAAACCAAACCAACAATAACTGATATTATGGCTAAAACCCAGAAGCAAGAAGTCGTTGCTGCCGAGACCAACACTGGTCTCTCCACCAACGTAAGCGGAATCGAAATCGACGTAGAGGACATCGAGATTCCACGTATTAACGTCTGTCAAAAGATGTCTCAATCCGACGCACCTGTCGGGTCGATTCTCTTCGACAAGACATACGAGATCGCCCCACCGGATACTCCGGTTAAGGTGATCACCGTAGCTGCCCAGAAGGGCTGGCGGGAGAACATCCCTTTCGAGGAAGAGGATATCCCCCGCATCGCTTGGTCTAAAGAACAAGCCGACGCCATTGAAGCGGAGTCGAATTGGGACATGACCGAGTTCGCTGAGATCACTCTCCTCATGCGCCAGCCTGAAGGTAGTGAAGACGGCGATGCGTTCCAGTTGCCTATCGGCGACCATAACTACGCATTGGGCAAGATCAACGTAGGGAAGAACGCATACCGTTCAACCTACAAGCGTCTTGCGACATTCGCCGCTCTCCAGTCTGGAGTTCCGATCCACAGCAAAGTTTGGAACTTTGTTTCTGAAGAACTCAGCAAGGGCAAGTATACTTGGTTCAACCCGTCACTCAGCGTGACTAAGGAAGAAGCCGATGAGGATGTCACCGCATTCGTTAAAAACTTTCTCGGAGCGTAATATGACTGACCAAGAGAAAGAACAAAATTCCCGTGATCTCCTTCTTAACGAGATCGAGATGCTCGACGGCATGATCACTGAAGTCGAGGATCAGCTCTCGCAAGTTGGAGGCAACTTGAGAAAGTTGCGGGTGGTTCGGGAGGCACTCCAGCAAGTTGCTGGTGAACAGACCGAATTGGAATTAGGCTAATAACACTAGCATTACATAAGCCCACCGCAGAGTTTTTTAGTTTTTCCCTTTGCGGTGGGCTTTTTCTGCTTACAAATAAAGTTATATGATTACATACGCATTAGATTTTGAAACCTACTACGACAAGCACTGCTCGATACGAAAGCTTGGTCCGTTAGGTTACTTTTCCCATTACGACTTCGACGCCTATATGGTGAGCGTTGTCGGAGATGACGGCTACGAGTTTGTCGGCCATCCTGAAGATTTTGACTGGAATCTGCTTAACGGCAATATCGTCCTGTCCCATAACGCATCATTCGATGAAACACTTTACCTCTACGGAATCAACTACGGTTGGTGGCCGAAGGTGGAGCCAGCAGAGTGGCACTGCACCGCTGACATGGCCGCTGCGGTCGGCTTGCCGAGGTCGCTGAAGAACTCAACTGCTGAAGCTTTCGATCTGGAGATCTCCAAGTCCACCCGCGATAACATGTCCGGCAAGACGTGGGCGGGTATGACTAAAGAGTTCCAGAAGGAAGTAGAGGAGTATGCCATCAAGGACTCCGTCCTCTGCCTCCGTCTATGGAAGGCTTATGAGTCTAAATGGCCACAGTTCGAGCGGGACATCAGCGTTACGAATCGACGGATCGTTCAGAGGGGAATCCCGATTGACGTGGACGCTCTACGCAAAGCTAAGGAGACGATCAACGAACTCATCTTTGAAACAGAGAAGGCGATACCTTGGGCAGACGAGAAGCCTTTACTTAGCCGTAAAGCATTTGACGAACACTGTATTCAACTCGGCATTGAGCCACCAGCCTCTCTCGCTAAAACTGATGTCGATGCCCAGAGATGGATTCTCGCTCACGGCCACAAATACAAATGGATTGAGGCCGTAACGAACTGGCGTCGTATCAACACGATTAAGAAGAAGCTAGATAGTTTTGATTACGCGACGATGCCGGACAACCGATACTACGGCGGCATCATGTATTTCGGTGGACACACCGGACGCTTCAGCGGTAGTGGTGGTAACCTTAATCTCCAGAACTTGCCGAGAGAGGGAATGTTCGGAGTAAATATGCGCAACCTTATCACTGCGCCTAAAGGTAAGAAGCTGGTCGTCGTTGACCTTTCACAGATCGAGGTCCGCACTCTTTGCTGGCTATCTGGCGACCGAGAGACGATGGACGCAATCGAGAAGTCGGACGACATCTACGAAGCGTTCGCGGTCCAGTTCGGGCTGTGGTCTGAAGACAAAGGAGTCCTGAAGAAGGAGGACGTCAAGCTAAGACACAAAGTCAAGGCTCTCGTATTGGGCTGCGGCTACGGTGCAGGGGCCAAACGCTTCGCTGAGATGTATGATATGCCTCAGAAAGAAGCCCAAGACGCTGTGGACCTCTATAGGAACAAGCTCGCTAAGGTTCCCCGATACTGGAGGAAACTCAACAAAGAAGTCGATAAAGCATACGATGTCGGCCACCTGTCGCTACAGCTACCGTCTGGTAGGTCTCTTAACTACGGAAATCTTCGTAAGACTCTGGCCCAAGGACGGGTCCAATTCGTTTCCAGCGTCAACCGGAACGGACAGAAACGCATCATGAAATTGTGGGGCGGCGTCCTCGCTGAGAATCTCTCACAGGCTTTGGCCAGAGATATTTTCAGTTTTATGATGTTAGAGATCGACAAGGCTGGCATAGACATTATCTTCCATGTCCACGATGAAGTGATCTGCGAGTGTGATGAAGATAAAGCCGAAGAAACCCTACAAAAAATTACCCAAATTATGTCCACTCCTCCTAAGTGGATTAGTGACATTCCTCTGGATGCGGAGGGAGAAATTCTAACCCAATACCAAAAATAATGACCTACAGATATTTGCGTAACCTACGCGACAGCAAAGCACAGAAAACTAGCAAACTCGATAATCTTAAACTAAAGAAACCCTCATTTAAGAATAAAGCCGACTATCGGGAATGGTGCAGTAACAATAATACCGACCACGTATTCTATTCTTGTACCGAAGGACGTGCGCCATCGAAACGAGTTAGTAACGACAACCCCGTTCACAAGATCCACGGCATGGTGGGCGACTACGATTCGCCCCTCGATTGGAAATCCTTCCGTAATAAATTGGCTAACGCCTGTGTAGGCATACCATCCCCCACATGGGCTAGCCGAACTCAAAGTGGCTATCTCCGGCTAGTTTGGGAATTCGAGTCAGCCGTCCCGATTGACCCTTCTATGTATGACTCATTCGTGGGCTACATAAACAAGTCTCTGAAGATGGACAAGCTCTTCGCTGGTTTCGACCAGTCTTCCTTGAAGCCCAACCAATACTTCGAGTTGGGTGAAGACTGGATTAAAACAGGAGACGAGACCCCGATAGACGTGGTCCATGCTTGCCTATCGAAGGCCGTGTCGTCCAAACCGCCAGAGTCTTCCGACACCTCTATTCCCCTAGACGTAGTAGCATCTGAAGTCGAATCCCGATTCCCGAACCGTTGGTTCGGTGAATTTGAAGTCGGAGCCAGAGGACCATTGTTCTGGATCGATGACGGCATCAACCGAGACGGTTGTCAGGTCGTAGAGGACGGCATTGTCTGCTACAGTGACCGAGCTGGCAAAGGATTCATGAGTTGGTCGGACATCTTCGGCAGTTCGTTCGTCAAAGACTACGAGACCAAGAAGCTGGCCAACCTACTCGACGAATACTGGTTCAATGGTAAGACCTTCTTCAAGCTCCTATACGGGAACGCCGTGTCGATACCGAAGGAGCAACTTCTGCTGGAGCTTCGTCAAGCGGGGTTCTCTGCCAGAGTCAGGAGAGGCAGGGCGATTAGCGAGGTCGAGGAAGCCCTCCTGACAGTTAGTAACAACAACCGGATCGATGAGATCGCTCCTGTTGTGTTCTCAAGCGACCGCATTGTGTCCTACAACGCTAGCCGGATTCTCAACTGCTCTAACCTAGTTCCGGTGGAGCCAGACTCAGATGGAGATCCAGCCAAGTGGCCGTTCCTGCACCAATGGCTGAATCAGCTATTTGTAGACAGCTCAAAGAACCCCGCTTTAGATTATTTTTACACATGGTTGCAGCGTTTTTACACTGCGGTTTTGGATAGGGTTCCCTTACAGGGACAAGCTCTGCTGCTGGTCGGGCCGACAGGTCGCGGCAAGTCGCTATTGTCGAACAAAATTATCAGTGGCCTTGTAGGGGGTTTCTCTGATGCGTCTGATTACCTTTCAGGTCAGACTAAGTTCAACAAAGACTTAGGTCGTGTCGCGTCATGGGTTATCGATGACACGACCTCGGCAGCTAGCTTCCAAGACCAGAGACGTGCGACTGAACTGCTCAAGCGTGCCGTGGCCAATCCGAGAGTCGAGTATATGGCCAAGTATGCGGACGCCATGTCCATTCCTTGGACAGGACGAGTTATCTTGTCGCTGAACATGGACGCCAACTCACTGTCGGTGATCCCATCTCTGGATACCAGTAACCGCGATAAGCTCATGGCCTTGTTAATCAGCGACAAGTCCACTAATAGTTTTCCGGCTAACGCACAACTGGAGGCCACTATTGAACAAGAGCTGCCGCACTTCGGTAAGTTCCTGCTCGACTGGCAGACTCCCAAAGAGGTAGAGGACGTTGGTCGGTTCGGTGTTAAGTCATACATCGACCCTACCATCGCGGACGCCGCTTATGACAACAGCAGTCGCAGTTCCATCGCGGAGTTGGTCGAGTTCTTCGCCAAGCGTTGCCGTGAGATCCACCCTGACATGGGTAAATGGAGCGGGACTCTGACCGAGTTTCAGGTGATGATCCACGACCTGAACAACGGGCGTGATGTCGGTTCTTCCCGTAATCTGGAGTTCTGCCGACGAGGTATGATCACTCTGGAAGAAGCCAGTAGGGTCAATAACAAGATCCGGCCTGTCATGTCCCAAGGGCAAGGCGGCGGGAAATTATGGAGCATTGACCTTAGTGAGAGCTATGATATAGGCTATACAGCGGATGACAAACGAGGACAACCGGATAAAGAGGCAGGAGCTTTGCGGTGAGTTTTGGTTAGACCTACGTGAAGCGGTGGCCAAACTAGGGGGAGACCCTCCCGACGTAGAGCTTTACGCAGACACCCCGCTGAGTGAGTTTATCGAACTCGTAGCCCCAAACGGAATAAGGCCCGTCTTTAAGGAGGCGGGCCATATCAACTACGAAGAACTACCGACGGAGGAAGAATGACTCGAAGGCGTCAGGCCGACGGGTCTTCTTAATCTCGATATTGTAGCCGTCGGCCTTGAAGCGGAACCCGTCTTTGTCTTGGGTGCCTCTCTTGTTGAATCGTTTTTTGTGGATGATCGTCTTCTTAGGAGTCCACCCACAGAGCCATACCTTCCGTAGATTTTTGTGGACGCGCATGAAGAAGTATACGTCGGCCTCAAACTTACTGAACTTGGTGCTGACTACTGAAGCGTTGTATCCCAGCTTAGGTGGGGTGTTACAGCTTTTGGCCTTAACGTCAACCTTCAGACCTTTGTATTCGTAGTCGTGGGTGTAGGACTTGTCTCCGACGTAGTTGAACTTCTTGAATGTATTCTCGAAAGCGACCTCACCTAAGAAGCCCGTCATGTTTCCTTTGCCGTTCGTGAACGACGTTGTTAATTCGCCCAAAGCTTCAGATCTTCGGAACGCCTCGGCGACATCTTCCGGCGTAGGTTTGTAGAGTATAAATCGGTTCATGATTTGCGCTTACGCGCTTTCTTCAGGAGCTTCTTTCTGCTCCTGTAATTTGCGGTCTTCTCCGCGATCTTTTTTGGTTGTTTAACGTGCTGCTCGCCCTTACGCATACCTTCCCGCTTCTTGCGGCTGGTTCGGGCATATTCCTCATCAGTCAAAGCCTCACGCGCAGCCTTTGGCAGATACCGCTCGCCCGTTTTGAGCGACGGCTTGCCTGACTTGGTCCCCCATTTCTCTCTCGTCCAGTTGTCGAGGGATCTCTGTGAAGCTTTCTTGGGCATTAGTAACCGGAGCGTTTTCGGATAATCTTCTTAGCCTTCTTCTTGGTAGACGGCTTAGTGTGGCCGTAGCCTTTCTTTTTCATGGCTAGGTGCTGCTCGTAGGTGTTAGCCTTGTAGCCTTTGCCAGACTTATCATACATCATGTGTGGTTTGAATTCTTTCATTAGTCTCTGTAGCCTCCTCCGGCTTTTTTGTATCTTGCTGCTAGCAGTTGTGCTTTTCGTGCGGACCATTGACCTGCTTTACCGCCTTTGGTTCCGGCCTTGATTGAGTTAAATAAACGCTTCCTCATCGTGGGCTTCGTGTAGTTGCCCGCTTCGTTGACCCTTGATTTGCTTTTCTTCTTCATTCCCCTCTCACGATATCTACGCCTGACTTCTCCTCCATCCCTCGTTTGAACAGGGCCGTCTCTTTGTTCCGTCTTTTGACTAGGCCCGCGTTCTTCTTCTTTACGCCATCAACCGTGACGTTATAGTAGAGGGGCATCATCTTAGCTATCTCAGCGTCGCTTCGGGTGCCACCTGCGGTCAACTCGCCTATATTACCTATGTTATAACGGAAACTAATTAAAGCGTTGATCTGGCTTGGCGTCCAGTTGTAGCCTTTCTCTTTCGCGAAACCTAAGATGATCTTCCTGTTTTTATTGATTTCTTCAATAGCCCTTTTCCTAGCGGTAGGCTCGTCGATCTCCTTCTCTCCTTCAACGGCTTTAGTCCCATATCCGATGCTCGTCTGCTTAAAGTCAGGGTAAGGCTTAGGGGAAAACTTTTCGTAGGCTAAGATCGTATTTAAAACTGAAGGTTCAGCATCACTATGCTCCTTACCTATGGCTAATACTTTCTTCTCGACTGCGTCTTTAAATTCGTCTGGCATTGTTTTGTTTACTTTAAGCGTTTAAGGATTCGTTCGTAGGCCGGAAAGAAGACCTCGTCAATACAGCGGACGCAGGCTTCCTCTTCAAAGTTCTCGCAGAACGAGATACCAGCGATGTG